AAGTTCTTTAGATTAGTTTTAATCTGCGCAAAGTCTAGTTCTGTAACAACTAGTTTTTGGTCTGTATTAGCCATTAACGGACCTTCTCTAAGAAAAAGTTAATTGTGACTGGTGCCTCAAGATTATTAATATAAAATCTAATAGTAATATCGTAACGATTTTGTTCTAAATTAGCCTGAACTCGAATCGCATCGACGCCGACACGAGGTTCAAAATTCTTTATGGTATTATTAATCTCAGTCTGCAGAATGTTTGCAGTAATAAATGATACATCTTCGAATAACAAAGAGCGAACTTTTGAACCATATAATGGCTGAAAAGGTTTTTCAAATGGGTTTGTAAAAATAAGATTTTTAAGAGCACCAATAATCGCTGCGTTTCCTGTGCGTTTAACTACATCCTTTGTTACTGGATGGGCTTTAAAATTTAAATCTAAATCTTTATATACGCGAACATCTAATGACATTTATGCACCTCTCGACATATTTAGCACGGTTTTGAACAAGGATCTTCTGGTACAGTGACGCTTGGATCGCGACCATCGATGCCAACATTGCTTTCCCCAGTTCCTGTGCCCTGAGTTTGATTTGGTAGAGGTCCAATAATAACATCAGAACCATCAAACTGATTGGTTGCAGCAATGCTGGTGTTAGCGTTAATTGTTGGTCCTACAAATCCGTCTTGGTTAAACTCAGAATCAAAGTCATCTAAGATTTGAATAAATTGTCCAGTATTAGCAGTACACCCATCCTCAACTGGATATGGCACTGTAATGATGTTTAAGTAATCATCGGAAGAACTGTCGCCTTTTTTCTTCTTTTTCTTTCCACAAGCCAGAGAAAACAACTTGCCTAATGCAGATACGAAATTTTTAACATTCTTAATAATTTGTTTGTCGCGTTCAATCGCAGCTATAATGTCTTCTTTAGTATTTTTAAAATTAGTGATAGTGCGATTAATCGCCACATTTAAACTAGCATCATTCATTCCCCTGGTTTTAGCGTCATTCAAATCATATTTCATGCGCTGCAGAGCATCTTTAGCCTGAACCAACAATTCTTTTTTAAACAAAGACTGTGCTGCATCGGTAGGATTTTCAGTTGCAACTGATGTGTATTTCCCGTTTGCTAAACGAACTCTTGATTTTACACCCTTCATAAAGTTTGGATCACCAGTCATTGTTTCAATCATGCTAAATCCATTAATAATTTCATCAGGATCAATATCCTCACCTATCGACATCACCTCAATTTCGTTATTAACTTTATAAACAGGAAGATTTCGAGTTAATGTAAGTTGGTCGTTAACAGTAATAGTTGTGTCTGTCACTTCCTCAATAATAAACTCTTTGGTATCGTAAATAATTTTATTACCAACTTCAAGCTGGGAAGTCCAGGTAGTTCCGTTACCAGTAATGACCGTATCCAAACACTCAGAATTACAAACAAACGGTGTTCTTCTGTATACAATTTCATTAGTTTTAGTAGTTGTAAACGCTGTATTTACGATAAACGATGTTTCTTTGTAAAGAGTAGCACCAGTGACTGAAGAATCAAATGGTAGATCCACTAACAAATAATCGCCAGCGACATTAATAGATTGAATTGTTCGAATCTCATCATTAACAGTAATAGCCATGTTTGTGTTTAAATTTATTGTTCCTGAGGAAGACAATAAACAGTTCATTAGATTTAAAGTTCCAACATTTGCGGTTGTAACCTTTACATTATTAGTAGAGATATCAATAGATACACTTCCAGAAGCATGGGCTGCAAATACCTTTTCGGTTATAACTTTTGTTTGAGTATCAATAATAATAGTGTCGCCATAATCAAATATAGGATATGCAGTTGAACTTAGATTTGGTGTTACCACATTGCTAGAAGCAATGTTGGCTGTTGCACCAACGCTCGCAACATTACCATACAAGGTAATAAGATCATAAGCCATTTTGGACTTAACACCAGAAAGCGCGTCAGTATGATCTCTAAACTGTTGTATGCTTGCTTGAAGCGATGCATTTTGTGCAATCGTTGCCAACTGCCCAAAAGTAAATGGACCAATTTGATAGTTATCAGCAAAATTTTGGGCTTTTCCGAGTGATAATTCTAGTGCATTAAAGGTTGCTTGGACGCTTGTGTTTCCAGCAATGTAAGGAAATCTTTCGTTTAATCCAGCATAATTATTCGCACCGTATTTGTCGAATTCTTCATTAAACCAATCGAATGGTGTAGCAAAAAATTCCTGGACTGGATCTAAAACTTCTTTTCTAAATTGTTTAAATCCATCAACTAGAGGGTTGCGGAAATATTGTTTAAAGAAATTAGAAACAATATCTGCTCCCTTGTCAAAGAAATTCTTCATGCTAGTGAGGAATTTACCAAATCCAGTTTGTGCGAAGTTCAACCCACCATTTTTAACGAATGGGATAGGGACGCAGGAAAACATTAAGGCTAATGTCTGCAACAATGGTAATCCCCCGATGAGACAGAGGATAATCTTGATTATTTTACCTAAACCTGGGAAAGCGGCATACCTCTAATTAATTTGTTAATAATATCGTCACCGTACTGTTTTCTACACGAGTCCTCTATATCTTTTAATCGCATCATTGCAGCAATATATGCCTCGTGAGCGTCGATTTTTTCTTGCAGATTGTTTGAAGTCAAAAAGGATTTTTCTTCTTCTGAAAGAGATATCAAACTGACTCTTTTCGCGTCAATCATCTGCATCATATAAATTGCACTAGATTCTATACACATATTTAGTTCAACTTTTAAACCTTAATCCAACTTGATCTTAGTAGATTCTGTGGTTGTTGTAGTGGTATTTGGTGTAGCATTACTTAAAGGAGATGCGACAGTAGATGCTGCTCCTCTATCTCCACTCGAGTCTCGCGGTGGCGTGATTGAAAAATTGGTTCTAATATTAGGTGGAAGCTGTGGTCTTTCGCCTTTTAGAATTGCCTGTATAAACAGATTGGTTATTTCTTCATATGAAGCGCTCGGTAAACTCAACGATACATTTGGTCGACCGTTTTCAAAAGTTACCTTTACATCTGTTCCAGTCGTTTTCGGTAAGAAAACTGAGTTATCTTGCCCCTTCACAATGTTTACTGTGCTCGGCGATGGGTTTATCAACTCATCTTGCGCCTTCGGTGAGAATGTATCGCTGCTTGATAGCGGTGCAGACGATGGAACATATGGAGCGACATCTGCGCTAAACCCATACACGCCATTCGCAGCAAAATTATCTCCAGACATTTCAGTCTTTATTTCTTGCTGTCGTTGTAAAATTGCGATTCCTGATCCCATGATTTTCTCAAGTGTTAAAAATTAATATTTGGTGCTGGGAAATCTAAACTAGCAATAGGTGATGGTGGCGGTGGACCATTAGGCAACGGGTCTGGGATTGGATTAGGACAGCAGGTATTCAAGTTCTTTATTCCTTGTTCTTCGCTAATTAGATGTTCAGCACGACCATATGGTGACTTCACAACAACGGCAGCATTTCCCAGTATATGAGTGACTGCACCGCTAACAGTTGTTGACATTGCCCCAGAAACTTGAGTTTTTACACCACTCACGGTAGTTAATACACCAGACATACTAGCAGATAATCCAGTTATTGCTACAGATTGTCCACCTGCTATCGATACACCCTGCGGCGCAGAAATAGCAGTGCCAGACCCTGAAACAATCTCAACTGATTTAGCAAGAATACGGAGTTTGCCGCCAATCTGCAAATAATAATCGCCGTCTATAGTTTCATATTTGTCGCCATTTACATAAGTTCTTTGGTCACCCATAGTAATATCTTGGCGACTAGAAGTAGATTTTATCTTCGTAGCGCCTGTATTTGCAAATTCTAGAGTGCTTCCTGTTCTATGCGAAAGCTGTACACGCTCAGTGCCAAAGGTGTCGTCTAACTCAAACGCATGCCCAGACTCGGTTTCTGTAACATTGTTATATGGGAATTCGGCTGCATAAGTAGGGTATGCTTCATCCCATTGACTAGCAGCAGCTGTAGGAATGCCTGTGACTCTGGTTTTTCTTTGTATATCTATGGTTGTATTGGCGATAGATTCGTTTGTAACGCCATCAAACTTACCGTCTTTCTCGCCGCGAACTGGTCTTGCAAGCCTTGATGTTGTTGGTTCATTTAGATACTTTGGATATCTTGAAGGATCCTCGTCTGCAATCCTTATTCCTTTTGTATCTTTACCGAGCTGCGATGCACCAGTATCTATTTTGCGCGGCATAGCAGCATTGCGTTTATCTGCAACGCTTAATGGATCTGCAAATCCGATTTCTTTGTTTAAAAGTTCTTCTGGGATTCCAGGAACAGTTCCCATAACAATCGGATATTTCGCTTCCTTACCGTCAGCGAAAAATCCAAACACCATAGTTCCCTCTTTTGGTGGTTGAGCATTGTTTACACCATATGGAACGACAGGATGCGCCCAAGGTAAATCCTCAGTTGCAATATCAGCTTTATTTTTTGAGTGCCAACCAAAACATCTAACTTGACAGCGACCAAGTTGTAGTGGGTCTAGTCGATTTTCAACTATTCCAAACCACCACACAAAATTGTTTAATCCTAAAAAATGCGGTATCATTAAAATGCTCTCGCTATTTTATAATTTGGATTTTCGTTTTGCGCTCTATCCATTTTTGCATTTATGCTGTTTCTACAAAGAGTTAATGCAGTTTCAATATCTTCTGGTGTAATCGAATGATGAAGATGTGTTATTAAATATTCACCAGAATAATCTGAATCTCGTTCATCAATAGGAACAAATGCAGGAATATCAATCTTTACTGTGAATCCAACAGAATAGTTTGGATTACCAGGAATAATACAATACAGTTTAGTATTTTCTAAAAATTCTAATTGCATTTTTCGTGGAACAAGAGCTTCTTCTACATTGCTGTTATTTATTCTATATGGATCTTTGTGTCTTTTAGTATTACGTCTAGTATTAACTGCTGCCAAATACTCGGTAGTATTTTGCCCGAAATCTGTTAACCAATAATTTGGTGCTGCATTATATTCTTCATAAAGCGCATTACTATCTCTATTTTTAGCGTCATTTATTGGAAAATATCCTGCAACTAATGAATTTTTATTTTTAACTGAAACAATTGAATAATCGACACTGGTGTATCGCTGACGAATTAAATCTAGCGTATAAAGTTTATTAGCATAAACACCTTCTTTTGTTCCATATAACGTGTCATACCCCCGAGTAAACTCAAATGTTTTTATTATATTCGAATTTTTACCCACACTTTCGGTAGGAGTATCAATAAATTTTACTGTTTTATAAGTTAATGCTGGGTCTATTGGATCTTGTTTGAACAATGTTTCTAAACTAATAAAATTGTATCCATCTCTATTCTCAAAAAATACGAATGGAGTTCCATTTTCACTATAAGACTGTGATGCAAAATATTCTATAGCCTCAAATGGTTTGTATTTTGTTAAAACATGCACATCAGAACCAATTGTTTTCTCAATTTTTCTAACTCTCGCTTGGTTAGTTTTTAGAGTTTGAGTCAAAATATTTCTAACATGTTCTGCATTACTAACACCCTTAAATGTTCTCGAGATTGTTTGTTGATTTGAAAATATCATTTCCTCAGAACAAAAATGTAATATGTAAGTTTGAATTTGGCTATCGCCCAAAGGTTTTTTCGTTGTACAAGAATAGATTCTAAATGTTCTTTGGTAACTAACATTTTCTTCCCCTGGACGACTAAATGAAATGTACAAATACTCATTGCCATGAGCATTTAAAATTACTTGTAAGTTTACACCCTCTTGAAGTTGTATTGTTCCACTCACTACTGGAGAATACAAACTTTCATAAATTTGGATGTTACTGAATACTACTGGATCTTTTAAATCTCTGATCTGTCCATTAGATCCAATAATTTTACATGCAATAATCCTTACAGATTTGTTTGATGTACTTTTGGTTGCTAAATTATCCATTTAATACATTTTCTAGTTCTGTCATTATCCCAGGTATATATTCGTTTTTTAAAATCTTTATTTGTCTTTTGGATTCATTGAGTTCGTTTTCATAATCATAAACATAAACAGGTTTATAAGTAGAATTGATTGTTAATGTTGCAACTGTTGCGCTGTTCGCGTTAGAATTATTCGCGTAAAAAGACACGGTTTTCGTTTCAGAATTAGCAGTGCCAAGACTTTTTGTTTGAAGGGTGTTAGAAGTATAATTGTACTGATCTAGTGTAATGATACTTGTATTTGTTGTAGTCGTTGTTGCACCATCAACTTCTGATAATACTTTTTTAACTTCCAATTCGTAATGGTGAATACTTGCATACGCTTCAGCAATAGAAGAATAATTATATTGTTTTATAATTTTTCTTTCTAGTGCATCTTGTTCTAAACAAAAATCAAATTGTGGATCCACAATATTATTTGTCATACAAATCACCCAATACAATGTTGGGTCTCCGTACACCTTGGTCGCTACAATTTCTGGAGTATCTCCCTCAACTATCTGATACTTATAAAATGCAAATGTAGTGTTTAACACATTTTGCAAAAAACTAAATCTCGAAAATATATTAGTGACTGCAGCTGGACTTGATCCAGTAAAATCAAAAGAATATAATGTTTTTGGAAAATATGTAAAATACATTAATAACCTTCTTCTACTGCTTTTTGGTCGATAATCGCAGTTTCTGTAAACTGCAATTGTAATCTTGTCTCTACAGGTGCACCATCTGTAAACGTGGCGTAGCCATTAGGTGTATAATCGACGTTAATTCCAGTTAACACACATTTTTTAGTTTTAAAGAAATAATCATTTACTGGACCTTGAGCTGCTCCATTGTGAAAGGATATCTCAAACTGCGATGGTGGAATTAAATATCTTCCTGTTGAAGACTTCGGGATTATTGGTGCAGATTCGCGTTTAAATGTTTTAATTATATCTTTAATTAACTGGGATTCAGTACTACTCCTAGGAACAAGTCTAAAATCAAATATAAATTTCCTTAAAACTGGAGAGTTGTAAATCATTTCCAGTTGTGGATTATTAACTAATCCAGTAGTTGCAAACAACCCAAGTCGAGTAAAATCTTCGTCTCCCCCAACAACCTTAGATGCTAGTCTCGATGCGCCTTCCATAACATACGGACTTATTGTATCGCCTGATTTACCTCTGGTTGCCAATGCTTGGGCTGCAAATCCAACAGCACCTAATGTTGAAGTAATCGATAACGCTTGATATTCATTATCGTAATTGGTTGTAATATTATCTGGCATAAAAAGAGCTATAGCAGTTTCAAATAAATCTATATTTCTTTTGAGGCTAAAACCTTTAATTAAACCTTTTGCAGTGTCAGTGAATGTTTTGCCTTGTAGCGATGTCCCAAATAAATTATTTGCCGTATTATTTATCAAACCTTGTCCAGTCTCTGTCGTTGCACCTGCTGCAAGAAATGCACCACCCAATCCACCACCAGCACCTAACACTAATGCAGCAGCAGCTGCTGCTTTTCCACCTGGAATTCCATCTAAAAATGAATTTACTGCAGATCCACCAGCAACGATACTTGCTCCTGTTCTATCATTTCCTACTGTTCCACCAGAAGCGATACTCGCGGATCTAAAAATTTTAAATAATATATGAGGAAACTCACCAGTTCTAATTATGTCTGGAAATGCTTTTATTGTCAATGTTCCTGGTTTTTTTCCTTCAGGTGGAGTTTCATTGCCTGCAAATTCGCCTGGTTTGTCAAAAGTTACAGCTTCCTCGGCTTGCTCGCGTCGCTCACGTGCCATTCTATTTCTAGCTCTTTCGCTATTATCGATTTCTGCTACAGGATCTGCCATGAATTGTTTTTCCTATAAATACTAGATGGCTTACAGTGGTAAATTTAGTCCTAAAAACTTCAATAAATATTTAGGTGATCCCACGAACATCTGGTACAGATCGCTCTGGGAACGCCGAGTTATGGTACACCTGGACGGTAACTCGAATGTAATTGAGTGGTCGAATGAAGAAATCGTCATACCTTATTTATCGCCGATTGACAACAAAATGCACCGATACTTCCCAGACTTTTTCGTTAGAATGCGCAATAAAAGTGGGCTGACAGAGGCTATGATTCTTGAGGTCAAACCGCTGATGCAAGCCCAGCCGCCGCAAAAACGAAGCCGAGTTACCAAGCAATACATTCGTGAGGTTGCAACATGGGGTATAAACGAAGCCAAATGGAACGCAGCAGTAGAATACTGTAAAGATCGAAATTGGAAGTTTAAGGTTATAACCGAAAAAGACTTGGGTATATAATGTCACTATTTACAAAAATTAGCAAGGAAATGAAT